CCATCGAGCACATCGTTCTGGACATCAACTCTCCAGGCGGCGAGGTCGATGGCTGCGCGGAGTTGGCCGACATGGTCTACCGCGCCCGCAGTAAGAAATCGGTTACAGCCTACGTCGGCGGCACCGCGGCGTCCGGCGCTTACTGGATTGCTTCAGCAGCCAGCAAGATCGTGATGAGCGAGACGGCGCAGGCAGGTTGCTTGGGCGTGGCTGCAACGGTAGTCGATACCAGCGAAGCGCAAGCCAAGGCGGGCATCCGCAAGTACGAAATCGTCTCCAGTCAGACGCCGAACAAGCGTCCTGATGTGCGCACCGATGCCGGCCGTGCGCAGATCCAGGATCTGGTTGACGGCGCTGCAGCGATCTTCATCTCGCATGTGGCGAAGTATCGCGGCATCACTTCAGAGCGCGTGCAGGAGCGCTTCGGTGCCGGCGCTTGTTTCCTTGGTCAGAAATGCGTGGCGGTCGGCATGGCCGATGAAATTTCCACGCTCGAAGAAACCGTCCGGTCCCTGACTAAACAACAGGATCCGGCAATCTTCGCGCTTTCCACAGCTTTGAACGGTTCGGTTTCCACGGGTACTATCACCGTCCGCGACTTAGTCACAGTTTCGAACGGCGCAATCACTAATGTCTCCACCGAAAGGTCACCAGAGGAGGTGCAGGAAATGCAGGAAAATCCCGCGGTTGTAGAAACCGCCAACAGCAAACAGCAGATCGATGCAGCGCGTGAGGAAGGACGGCTGTCCGGGCTTAAAGAAGGCCGGCTGGAAGAGCGCAAGCGCGTTCAGGCGATTCTCACCGCGACCGAAGCGGCCGACAAGCCGACCATGGCGCGGGAGCTTGCCTGCACCACTGACATCGAGCCTGAGACGGCAAAGCGTCTGCTCAGTGCAGCGCACGCCGAGACACAGGCGAACCCGCTGGCTGCGGCGATGAACAACGTCAAAAACCCGAGCGTCGGTATCGATGAACCGGCGGATGTCAACAACGCTGAGAAGGAAGCGAGCGCCATTCTGGCTTTCGTTTCGAAGAAAGGAGGCCAGTAAATGGGAGCGTTTTATACCACCACTACCGCAAGCAATTACCGGGAACTGGTTTCAGGCAAGACTGTCACTCACACTGCAGTCGTTGCCACAGGCCAGGGCATTCTGCGCCGCGGGCAGATTCTCGGTAGAAGCGCAGGCGGTAAGTACACCCTCACCGACCTGCCGCCACTCGCCATCTTGACCGTCGATGTCGACACAACTGCCGGCGACGTTCAAGCGCCACTCCACTTTCAGGGCTGGTTCAAGAACAACGCCTGCACTCCGATGACAGGGCAGACGATCGGGGCGCAGGCTGAATTGCTGCGCGATGTGGGTATTTTCCTGGAGACGGTTATGGAAACCACCGGATTGATCGTCCGCAGCGTGGAGCCATTCGAAGCGGAAGCGTTGGAGAAAAAGCCAGAACCGGAGGGATTTCGACCGTCGCCTCGCGATTTCGAGGGAGTCGAGAGCGGTTCCTTGCTCGTCGGCGAAGAAGTCTCCATTCGCCGAGCCGAGGGTTACAAGGTACTCACCGAACCGCTGGAGGGTGACTTCGAAAAAGCGGTCGCGAGAGCCGAAGAGGCAGCAGAGGAAGACGACGAGGACGCCAAGAAAAAGAAGCCGGCACCTCCGAAGCAACCCGAGCCTGCCAAGAGGCCCGAGCCTCCGAAACCCAGCGAAACCCGAAGAGGGGGTGACTAAGAAATGGATTTCTATTCAACCGACATAATGCTGCGCGTGGTGTCTCTGATGCACCCTGCGCCGCAATTTCTCCTCGACAAATACTTTGTTGAGGTCCAGACGGAGAACGCGGACGAGATCCATTTCGACGTTTGGGAAGAGCTTCGCAGGGTGTCTCCCTTCGTTCTGCCGCTGGTGGAAGGGCAGATCGTCGAGATGCCCGGTTATGCGACGACCACGTTCAAGCCGCCGTACATCAAAGACAAGCGGGTCTTCGATACACAGCGGCCGTATCGGCGCATGGCAGGGGAAGGGATCGGCGGCACCCTGTCGCCGCAGGACCGCATGAGAGCCTATCTGGCGGCATCATTTCAGGATCAACTGAACATGCTTGCTCGCCGGCAGGAAATCATGGCAGCGGAAGCGCTGCAGACGGGCGGGATGATCATCGAAGGCGACAAGTACCCGAGAGTGCAGTTGAATTTCGGGCGCAGTGCCAGCCTGACGATTACCGCCTCAGTCGCTTGGGATCAGCCAACGGCCACACCGCTGTCGGATCTCGAAAGGCTGAACGACGCGATGCTGGCCGTGGCGGGACAGGTCGGCTTCGACGTGATCATGGGAGCGAAAGCCTGGAAGGCATTCCGGAAAAATACGGAAGTCCAGAACTGGCTCAGTATGTACCGCGGCGTTGGTGGCCGTTCTCCGATGGAAATCGGCGGACTGCAGGTTGAAGGCGCCCAATCCATGGGGCAGGTCGACAACTTCAACATCTACGTCTACGGCGGCCAGTACATCGATCCCATGACTGGCACCTCCAAGTCGATCTGGGACGAATCCAAAGTCGTCCTCACATCGACGGCGATCGATGGTGTCCGCTGCTACGGCGCGATCAAGGATCACGATGCGCTGATTGCGGTTCCTTACTACCCGAAGTCCTGGGAAGAAGAGGATCCCTCTGTCCGTTTCCTGATGCTGCAGTCGGCTCCGCTGCCGGTTCCGACTCGGATCAATGCTTCTGGAGTTATTAACAACGGCATCGCGCCTTAAGGCGGGCGTTGTTAGACGAAGTCTGAATCTGTACCCATTCAGGCAAAGTCGGTTACTGCTTTTCGGGAGTACTACCGAAAAGCACACCGGCTTGAGAGGGAAACCAAATGTCTCCTTCGGCTCGCGGCACGTTCTATACCGACCACAATCCGGCTCTATGGCGGGCGCTCCTGCCCGTCTTCGGCCACGTCGTCACCTACAACTACATCGGCGGCGGGTCGAAGTCCGGCGTGGAGATGATCATCACCGAAGGTGTCGAATCGGAGACTCGTTCTCCCGGCCGTTACACGCGAGCGATGGTGATGAACAAGGATCTGGACCAGGTGCCGCTGCAGGGAGATTTCCTTGACATCGACGGCCAGATCTACGACGTAGTCAAAGTCGACGTGACGCTGGTCGACATCACCAAGCTGGTTGTTCAACTTCACCGGGATTAAATCGCATGGGTTTCAAGGTCAAAAAGTCAGGACGCTTCCAGTTGCCGGATCTCGATGGCGGCTTCTATCAGGCAATCGGCACGGAAATGGTCCGCAGCATGAGAGCGCGGATCGCCCGCGGCCGCAACGCCTATGGGCAGATGGCCAAGCCGTTGAGCAAGGGCTACGCCAAGCAGAAGATGACGTACCGGAAAATCGCCAATCCGATCCGCGACATGAACATGACGGGGCTGGCTATGAACAATTTCCGGCTCCGGAAGGCGAACGCGGGCGTCATCCGCGCTGACATCACAGAAGCCGAACCGCGGCGCCATGCGCTGCGGGCGCAGAGTTTCGAACATATGTTCGGTTGGGCGCCGCAGGATAAGGCCAACGTCACCAAGCTGTGCAAGCTCAAGTACGGCGTGGCTTCCAAGAATGCGTGGGTATCGGCAAAGTTCTAAATGGTCGATCTCATCACACTGTCGTATGCGATCCAGGACACGCTGCGGGATATCCCGCTGCTGGTGGAGGAGCTGGACGGCAAGGCGGAAGCCATTCGCGCCTACATCGATCTCAATCCGACCGCCAATTCATTCACCAATGCCGTGTACGCCATGGCATCCGGAGAAATTTTAATCGCATGGCAGGACACCAATATCACCGAAGGCGAGATGGAAGCGTGGCAACACCGCTTCGTAGTTGTTGTGAAGGCGATGAAGGGTAAGTCGGATCTCGCCCTCGCCACGGTGGTGATCAATGGCAAGCGGCCGGATGCGGACCTGCCATGGCGTTACTGTCCAGTTCAAGATGACGTGCTGCCTGCCGTCGTCAATCTCATTTCACGGATCACGACTAACGAGGAAGGAATCGATTACGTCGTGGTTGAACTTCTCATCAAGGAGACTTCAGATGCCAACGTGCGCAGCTAATATACGTGAAACGAAGATCGCATTCGGCAAAAAGCCGCAGACCGATCTTCATACCAAGAATCTCGATGCGGACCTTTGGTCGCTGACAAAGGTAAATGCCGCATTAACTGTCATTGATCCACAGACGGAAGACAACGCTCAGGACATTGGGAAGGGCGACGAGTTTCCGACTGAAGTCTTTCCCACTGTGATGAACGTCGCGGGAACCCTGGAGAAATACGCCTGCAGCGAGTTTGCCGCGTGGTGTTTCGCCTTCGGACTGGGAAGTGTCGTAGAGACGGCAGCGGGGACAGGATTCAAATACGTCTGCACGCCGCAGGATCCAGCCGTGGATTGTCTGGACCTCCCGCCGTTCACCATGGTGGAGAAGATCCGCGAACCACCGGATGCCGTTGTCGACCAGGCGTTGATCGGGATGGTGGTCAATTCCTTCACGTTCAACATGGAGAGCGGTCCCGGCCGTGCCAATTGCCGCTTCAGCGCGGAAATGGTCGGATCCGGCAAGATCGAAGCGCCGACTACCTCCATCATTCCGGCACTCACGCCGGAACATTCGCTGAACGCAGCATCGGCCACGCTCAAGTTGCAGGGCATCGACTATGTCGCCACCAAGCAATTCATTTCCTGCCAGGTGGTGTGGAACAACAACGTGCGCCTGGATACAGGCGTCTATCCAGGTTCGGGCGTTGATGCTCACGGCTTTGCCCTTCGAGGGCGAATGGAGATGGGCGACCGCAGCTGCGAAGTCACCTTCGTTGCCCGAGCCGCGAAAGGATCGCTTGAGCTTCAGTCGCTACTGACTCAGAGCGAAGTGACCGATTCGCAGATCACCGTGACCGGAGCCACTATCGGCGCAGGCCCGGAGAAGCACGGCTTTGTCATGAAGTTTCCGCGCACCCGCATGTCCGCCACCGTCAATGGCGAGCAGGACGGGCTGGTGACGGTCAACTGCTCGATGCGCATTCTCAAGGCATCGGGCCAGCCTTACGTGCAGTTTGAAGCCACTACGACCACAGGGTCTGTCGGTCCAGCGCTGGAAGAAGCGCTTCCAGAATCAGTCAAGAAGGCCGCCTAACGGGCCTTCTCATTCAACGAAAGGGTACATCCATGTTCGATTCGCAAATGAAGGTAAAGACCGCAATTCGCCGGAGCCACGGCCCGGAAACGATCACCGTTAAGTTTCCTGATGACGAGCAGTGGGCTGATTGGTTTCGCCGGCGCAAAGTCATTAGCACCTCCCACGCCCGCGGCCAGACCAAGCTCGACATTGATACCGGGGAAGCGGATCTGCGTCTTTATGAGCAAATCCGCGAGCCTGGATCGGCCGATCTGGTTGCAGCGGAAGCGACCGAAGTTGTTGAACGCATCGCTTTGCGGGAAGTAGCGGGTGGCCAGGTGGATGCCGACAAGGTAACTGTCGATCTGCGCGTCTTCCCGGATCAGATCACAACGCATCGGGTGCGGATCCCCACGACCGAAGAAGCGGGGAGCCTGAAACGGTCGACCGACGTGATCAATTTGCGCTTCGGACAGCAGCAGTTCAAGCAATCCATTCATCCATCGGTGAAGCTCTATGACGCCTGTCAGATCTCCACCGAAAACTACGCCAATGGAGTACCCGCGATTCACAAGGATGAAGTGATTCGCGCTGCCCTTCAACTGATCGAAGATGAAGCCGCACAGGGAAATCAGTAGAGCCGTGGGGGGAGTGGCCGGAAGTCCCTACGGCTCGATTCATCTTTTCCCGCCTGCTACGGCGTCCGGATATTTGTCCGGGCGCCGCGTCCTGTCCGGACACCGACGACGGGCTTCCCTGCCTCGATTGTCCCGACGTGATCCTCATGCATTGGATGGACGAGCCGCTTGGACAAGCGGTACAGCGAACGATCGAAATCGATTTTGCGCTGAAGATGGGGATTTCCCAGACGCCCAATTACTACGAGTTCTCTCTGCTGCGAATTCTTGCGGAGGAGAAGGACAAATACCAGGAAGAGCAGATCAAGAAGCAATCAGAACAGCGAAAATCTAATGGCTGACAACGTCATATCGGTTGAAATCGACTTCGATACTTCGAAGGCGCAGAAGCAGATTGACGCTGTTAATAAGAAGATTGCCGCCACCGGAACGGCCATGGCGACTTCGAGCAAGCAGATCGAATCCGGCGTCCGCTCCATCACTTCGGCCTTTCAGAAGCAAGCCACCGCCATAAACGCATCGGCCAAAAGCGCCTCCGCTCTGGAGCGCGATATCAGAAAACTCTCTACTACGTCAGCGAAGGCCGCAACAGATTTTCAGACAGCCGGCACGAATGCGCGAGCGGCTGCCCGAGGATTCGATGCCGCGGCAAACACGATCCAACGCATCAATTTCAACCTGCGATCCAGTGCTGCGGCGTCCCGGCAGTTTGCCAAAGACATTCAGCAGACGATGCGCACTCTGTCGGTCGCGGCAAATCGTGCCACTCAAGCGCTGAAACAGCAGAACCAGCAGTTGGTGCAGAACGCACAAACGGCAAAACAGGCCAGCCGCGGCGGCGGTGGCGGTGGTGGGGTTGGCACCACTCTATTTACTGCCAGTGCCTTGGCGGCTCCTGCATATGCAGTCAAGAACATGCTGGAGACTGCTGCCGGCGTCGAACGGTTGCAGCGTACCTTGAGCGCCCTTGCGGATTCCGAGCAACAGGCGACTCAATGGTTTACCCGTCTCGCCGAAATTGCCAGAGAACCCGGCATTGGCCTGCAGGAAGCGATTTCGACATTCGCCAGCCTGAAGGCCGTCATCTCGGATGACGAATTCATTCTCGACTTCACCGCTAATCTCGCCAATCTCGTGGCATTGGGCGGCGGCGGTGCCGAAGTGTTTGGACTGGTTTCCGAGCAGTTCGCGCAGATGGCGGCAAGCGGAAAGATCGTCATGCAGGATCTGCGGCCGATCATCACCCAGTTGAAGAACGTGCGGCCGCTGTTACAGGAGCTATACAAAACGTCGGATCCGGAAAAGCTCGAAAAGATGGGCATCACCGGAGTCAAGTTGATTAGCGACCTGAATGTGGCGATGTCGAAGAAGCCAACAGTGCTTCCCGGCATCCAGGACCAGCTTGATAATTTAGCCGACACCATCAGGATCAATCTGCTGCCGGTCATGAAGGATATCTCGAAGGAGTTGGAAGGTTGGATTCGAGTATTCGGTCAGTTCCTCAATACGCTCTCCACAGGCTGGCAAGCACTGCCGGCAGAACTTCGAAAACTGATCATCGATGCCTCTCTTGCCGCTGCAGCCTTTCTTGCGCTGGCTGCTGCGTGGACGGCTGGCGCACTTGCCCTTGGAAAGATGTGGACCGTTCTGAAGGATTTGGGTCCGCTGATCATTACCCTGATCAGCTTCATCTCCAGGGGCGGTGCAGGTGCGTGGGGTGCCGTGATCGGGGGGCTGATCACGCTCGGCATTCTCGCCTACGAATGGTGGAGTAAGGCTAACAAGGAAGCGGAAAAAACCAAGAACTTACGCAAGGGCCTGGAATTAAAGGATCCGCCGAAGCAAAAGTCCGAACAAGAAATCAAGCGAATCGCCACTCTCATTGAACAGGCGCAGCAGTTGCTGGAACATGCTCGCGCCGAAGAACTCAAGAAGGAAGGCGACTTCCTCAACGAGACGTGGCAGAAATACGCTGAACACTTCCGGAAATTCAAGGGCGTTCCGAAGGCCATGGCGCTGGCGGCTAAAGCCTTTGGAATTGAACTGAGTGTCGCGCAGGGCGAAGCGTTCAAAGAGCACGTCGCCATGATGGATAAGGAACGCGAGATCGCCGCAGCCAAGTATCGCGAGCGCCTGGAATTCCAGAAATCCATCTTCGAACTGGAACATGAAACCACGCGCAAGGTGCTGGAGGACGAAATTGAGCTGGCGCAGGCGCGGGCCGATCTGCGTTCGACGGCCTTAGAAGCGATACCCGCCCAGACTGCCGATCAGCAGATTGCACGGCAACACCAGTTGGCACAGATCCAGATCGATGCCGTCAACAAGGTTCACGACCACCGGCTGGACCTTTACGACGATGAGTACGACAAGGCAATTCGAGACATCAATTCACTGAAGCAGCGACAGATCATCACGGAAGAGGAAGCCTATGAAGCTGCGGTTGTGGCAGGCGGGAAGTACGAACAACAGCGGGTCAGACTCGCCAATGACGCCGATATCGAGATTCAGAAACTTCGGCTCCAGGCGGTTCAGCAGACGAACCAGCTGATCCTCGCCGAGTACCAGCGGATCTTCGACCAGTTCAAGAGTCAAGCCGAGCGCATCTTCGATGCGTTGCTCGACCGGAGTACCTCGCTCTTCCAGGCGCTCGGTAATTCCATCAAGACGATCTTCCTGACGGCCATGAAAGACATCGTCACCAGCCGGATTGCCGCCAGCTTTACCCAACTCCTCACTGGCGAGCGCGTCAGCCTGGAGCCGGGGATGCGCTCAAAGACTGGCTTTGGCCGCTTCCTGCAATCGCTTGGCTTGGGGGCGCAGCCGGTATTTGGCGACCGCAACGCCAGGCTCAACCTCACTGCGGCGAATCTGCAGATCACAGCCGCGCAGATGCAGATCCAGGCGGCCGGCCAGAGCGTGATCGGCGGTGGAACGGTAGGCAAGATCGTCGAAGCGGTGACTGTCGGCTCCGGAGCATCCGGTGTGAGCGCCAGCCGCACGGCCGAAGTTCCGATGGGATTACCGGGCGGAATGGACCTGATGTCCGGAGTGAACAGCATCGCCGCTCCGGCCATGGCAAGGAGTGCTGGTGGTGGTGGTGGCAGTGGCTTCTTTGGCGGATTGCTGCAGAACGCAATGGGTTCCAGGTCGCTGTTCAGCGGGCTAAAGGGCCGAGGGGTTCCGGTCTGGGGTGGCTCACCCTACCTTCCCGGAACGGGGATTCTGGCACCGCAGTCGTATAAGTGGCAGTCGGGTCTGTCGACATGGGCTGCAACGCACCCCTTCTTCTTCAACAGCGGCTCGATCGCCATGGGTTCAGGCACGGCCACCACCGCTGCCGGGATTGGCGGAATTGGAGGTGGCCTTGCGGGGTTCGCTTCCTCCCCTGCCGGGGGAATGGCGGGAGGGATGGCGCTGCTCGCCGGCGCGAAGATGGCGCCGAATCATCCGGTTCTGGGAACCGCTCTGGCCACTGGTGGTGGAGCGCTCGCTGGCTTCATGTTGGGAGCGCAGATCGGCGCGATCGGCGGCCCTATCGGCGCAGCCATCGGCGCGGCCGTTGGCTTGGGCGTGGGCCTCGTCATGGCGCTGAAGAAGTCGGCCGTGGACAAGGTCGGCGAGAAGATCAAGCAGGTCTACGGCATCACTGTTTCCGACCGCAAGTTGCTCGCCTCGATCGCGGAGACGGCAAAGACTCAGTACGGCGGCAATATCGATGTCGCAGTGCGTTCGCCGGCCGTGATGGAAATCGTCCGGCTCTATGCGATGTCGACCGGGATGAGCGCCAACGGTCTACCGCGGCCGATGTATGGCGTGACCTTCCAGCAATCCGCCGCAGGGCTGCAGCAACAGCCTGTGTACTCGGGTGGGTCGCTTGTGACCAGTCCGTATACCGGAGTCACCACCGCGCAATGGTCGCAATCGGCCACCTACATTCAACTGGATCCACGAGCCGCAAATAACCTGCTCGCTGGACAGGTCGTAGAGATCATCGGCAGCAATCCTGGAGCGGTCGCGCAGGCGAACGAGGCAGCAACCCGGAGTGGCGTGAATCGCAATGCGCAGCAGGGTTCCCTGATGGAACCGCTGACGGTGATGAACGTATAAGATGCCGAGCAACATCATTGCCGCCGCGCCAACCGAGGTTATGCCTTATGGATTGCTGAAGGCATTCACCCACGAGTACCGATGGGAAATATTAAAGAACGACCTGCCGGACGGATCCGCAGTACGCGCTCCGCAGGTGCTGGTGCCGCGGTCCTTCTTCCAGATCACCCGCGCCATGACAGCAATCCAGTGGGCGACGTTGCGCGTCTTCTACCAGGACCACAAGTATGGCGCTCCGTTCTGGTTCTACGACCTGAAGGAATCCAACGGAGCGTTTGATCCCACCGGATCGGCTTCAGCGGGCCGCTATACGGTCGTTTTCGATTCCTCCTGGTCTGAAAATCTTGCCATCGGCCGCTCGCAATCTTCCTTTGCGCTGCGGGAGGTGGCGTAATGGCGGATAATCTCGGGCCGATTCCGATTCCGGAACCGCCAGTCATTGCCAAGTTTCCGTTGAAGATCGACTACGGAACCGGGATGGACATTCAGCCGCAGATCGCCGTCCATCAGTTCGATCAGCCGGGGTTGAAAACAGAACACCGGATCGTCATGGGCGACGGACTACGGCGCTTTCGTGTGAGGAAAGACAAGCTCTCCTGCACTGAGTACGACAACCTGCTTGCCCACTGGAAGGCCGCCCAAGGCGGGTATGCGGTGTTCCCGTTTGACTATTACGGACCAGGTGGTGTGGAAACCTATCAGGTCCGCTACGAGAATCCCAACATCACCTTCGCGCAGATGACCGCGATGATCACCGGAGATCCCGGCATCCTGCTTGTCGCGCAGGAAGGGTCGACACAGACCATCACCACCACCGCCAAGCTCAACCGCTTTCCTTCTGCGGCACTGGATACGGCTCTTCAGCAGCAGGTCCAGCACATCGTTCCCTTGATCGTCATTCAGCCACGGACACCTCCGGGCGCTGCGCAGCCTAGTCCGCTCTATCTATCTAATCGGCGCATTGTCGTCGACACCAAAACCTATCTGCCGCGGCTGATGGATTGGTCTGGCATCGCGCAGGCGCTGGGCGAGTCCTCCGACAGTGCCAGCTTCACCTTTGCCAATGCGGATCGCATCTGGACCGACTACACCAATGCGGTCAGCCTGTATCGGTCGAATATCTCTTTCTCGCTCCTGCATCTGTCCACGCGGATCCAGCTCGATCTATGGGCCGGCTATCTCACGGATTGGGGATTCGACGCGCAGGGCCAGTTCCAGGTAAGCGCTTCGGATGGCGTCTTTGAAATGACGCTCGGCTATCCGTACCGGAAACTGGCGCGTCTCTGTTGGAAGGTTTTTCGTGGGCGGTTCTGTCCTGCTACCAGCGGTGATTTCTGCAATAAATCGATCGTTGACTGCAGACTGCATGGGGTTCCCAAATCGTTCGGGGGTCTGGACTTCTATCCGGTCGGCGTCAGGCTGAAGGACAACACAACGGGAATCTGGGGCTTCGGCCGCTCCAGCTTCACTTCCGTCTCCGTGTCTGCCGATTCCGTCTACCAGCGCGTCCTGCAGGAGATCTACACCGATAAGGCGATGCGGGTTCCCTGCGATATCGCACAAGGCCGGGAGGAAGGCGACTTCTACGCGGCGACGGGAATTGTCGGTGATGGTCCGATCAGCGGCTATTCCCTGAACATGCTGGATCACCGGCTCGACGGGCAAGGGCCGCACGATCCCGGCAAGCCGAATTTCGGATGGAGGGGCATCATCGGCACGGATCCTGCCAGCGACTCTGATTTCTTCCAAATCACGGTCAACGGCGGGCCGCCGACCATAGCACCTCCGGTGTATTCCGCAGGTCTGGCATTCGTGGAGATCCGGCGCACGGACGAGAAAGGCCCGCAGTATTCCAAGCTCGACGAGCACGACATGAGCGTAGTCGTGATTGGCGGGATCGGCGGTTGGACCTGGACTGCGCCAGGAGTGCGCGTCTGGAAGCCGGCGCTTGCGAATTGGGCTTGGGTGCTCATCAATATTTTTCTGCGGGCGATAGGACTCAGGGTCAACGATTCGAATGGCGATCTGATTCCTGCTGCCGAGATGGAGAAGCACTTCGACGTGAACGCGGCCATTGCCGCCGCGGACATCGCCGAGCTCCAGGTCGAAAGCATGATCACGCCGGGAGTCTTCGAGAAGCAGTTCCCGTTCCGCGGAAAGTTTCGAGAGAAGAAGCCGCTCCGGGACTGGATGCGGGAAATCTGCGTCACCGGCCTCGGCTTCTACACTTTCGTGAACGGCAAGTTGTACATTGCCTCCCGCATCAATTCATCCGTTCTCGCCGGCAACGCCTTCACTCGGGCGACCATCCTGCGCGGATCCCTGCAGGTAGCACCTGTCCGGCCACAGTACAACTGGCTCACGGTGGAGTTCGCCGATGAGGAATTCGACTGGGAACTTAACAACGTCTCCACCTACGACATCGATGCTGCGCAGTTTGCCGGATCCCTGGAGAACCCGTTCTTCCTTGTCAGCACGCTGAGTTTGTTGGGCGTGTCCAACAAGTCGCAGGCCGCCCGCATCTGCCAAGTGCGGCTGAAGGAAGAGTTGGGCGGTGCGACTCTCACCGAACAACAGAAATCGCGCTCCATGAACTTTAAGACCACCGTGCTTGCGCTCCGCACGATGGTGGGCGATGTCGTTTCTCTCAATCATCAGGATCTGCCGGACGGCCGGCAGGAAGGTCGCGTTAGTCGGTGGGAACTCCATTCCGACTTTTCCATTTCGGTTCAGTGTTCGCCGTCGACCGACTCGATGTACGACAAGACCGCGGGACCGAAGCCTGCCGATGTTGCGGCTCCGCTGGTGCCGGCCGAAACCTTCCCCGATCTGGCCGGACTCGTATGGATGCCGGACTTCGAAGCTCCGCAGGCAGGTGATCCGCTGTTTACCGATATCGGCGAGCGAACGTTCGCGCTGTGGCAGGACTACAACATCACCCGCGAAGGCAATTGGGATTCGGTGCTCTACGTGCGTGGCCGCATGACCGTCAATCAGTTCGTGGCCGGCGCTCGCGGAAACTATTCCAAACCGCAGCTCGGCAACGTCCGATACGATCCCACCGGCGGATCGATCGCTGGGCCGATCATGATCTATTTCACGGTCACTCAGGTATCGAACGCCTACATCACCGAGCCAGCGCGAACGGTCGGTGTGTTCGTGCCTGCAGGCATCAATAACGCCGTTCTCCGGGCCGATGTTCTTGCCACGACGGGTCTTCCCAATCAGAACTGGGAGTTGTACGCCGGAACGGATCTGCGTGCGCTGGCACGGCAGGGTGGCCTGCGGTCGGGCCAGATTCCCACATCTGTCTCACTGACCACGATGCCGGCGCAGATGACCAAGGGCCTGCCTGCCATCTCCGCTCGCCGGATCCGCATTAAGGCAAAGCATGTCTGGCATTCGGGTGTCGTCGGCGTACAGGTGCATTCGGTGCCGGCAGACAATCAGATCCAGTCTGCCGACTTCATCGGCTCGACCGACAACTGGATCAACCGCATGGCGACGGTGCTCGCTGATTTTTCGGACGGCTCGGCGCCGCTGTGGAATTTCAAAATTACGGCGTTCGATAGTACGACCGGAACCTTTACGGTCACGCCATCGTTCGCTGCGGATCCCATCGGCATCGGCGACGTACTGATCATCCGCTCGATCGCCGTGAGTGCTACCGCCACCACAGTTACCGATCCGCTATGGCGCAATTCGGTCAACCTCGCCCAATTCGGAGCGGACGGTATGACACCAGGCGAAGAGCACGGCCGGGTTTTCCGCATCTGGCGAGGCAAGGGCGCGGGCCAGTTCCGGACGATCGAAGACAATACCCGCGACACGGTGACTGTGGATCCGGCATGGGATATCATCCCCGACTCCACGTCGATCTGCCTGATCGAAGGCCCGGATTGGGTCTACAACTCTGAGACAACGGACCTGCCGACACCTGTTGACACAACGCAAATCGACATTCGCCTGCGCGTCGACAACCTGCAGAACAAGGTGGCGCTGGTAGGTGGCTTTCTCGTCGACCGCCTGGGCCGCGAAACGATCGAGACGAAGGCGGTCTTTCGGGAAGTATTCGTGTACGGAGCGCCACCGCTGGTGCGCTATCTCAATGGTCCTGATGTGTTCGATGTGTACGCCACGGATACCACCATCCGGTGCGATCCCGAGGGCGGAACGATGACTCTGCTGTTGCTGCCGCTGGCTGCCTACGCGGGCCGGGAGATCTCCATCTTCATGGACGGCACGGCGGGCCTTGTCAGCGTGAGGACAGTGGCGGGCGAACACTTCTACGACGATGAAACCGAAGTGATTCTGGACACGTTCGGAGAAATGCTGAAGGTGAGATCCGCATGAGTGATCGCGTTTCATTCCCCATCCCGATCACACGGCACCGGCAGGGCCGCGGTGCGCCAGATCCTCAATCGACAGGGCCGATCGTCAAGGACTGGATCTACACCAGAACAGGCGGTAGCGGTGGCAGTGGCGGCGGTGGTGGCGTAGGTTCGTGGTTCCGAGAGATTCCGATTGGCGATATCGATGGAACGAATACTGTCTTTGAGTTGAGTTACAGTCCCGAGCCGCCTTGGATGTTGGAGTTGATCCTGAATCAAACACTCCAGTATTCATCGGTCAACGCAGTGGATGAAGGCCCGATAGCCGGGGCGCAATACACCGTTGAAGGCAACATCATTATCTACGCGGTGGCTCCGCAGCCGGGGGATGTTCACGAGGCGATCTACCTGAAAGGCGCACCTGCGCCGGGGCTGAGTTATCCAGAAACCATCATGGCGGAACCTTCGCTCGTCGGTTACTACCGGCTGGAGGAAACGTCTGGGACGATTGCCTACGATTCCAAGGGAACGAACCACGGCACGATTTTCAATCCGGGCAACGTCACACAAGGTGTGGCATCTGTTCCCGGCTTGGATAACTGCTACAACTTCGGCGGTTCGAACGGCTACGTGTCCATCACGAACCTGATCGGGGCCGGGGACTACTCCGTGGAGTTCTGGTTTCAGACAACCGGCATTCCGATCGGAATCAATAATCCGCTCGCGCCAGCGGAGAGCGGCTTCGGACTCGTAAATTCAACCAACGGCGGCGATGACGATTGGGGCCTTGCGCTGGCTCGTGTTAGTGGAAAAACACTCGTTACCGCGCAATGTGGCTCGACCTATACCGGCCCGTTTTTCGGGATGACTTCCGATCCCGCTGTGGACCTATCGGACGGGGTGTGGCATTACGTGGTCCTCACTCACGTTCGATCTACCGGGCTATCGAAATTGTATGTGGATGGCGTCATACAGGAGACGGATACTCTCGACACCGGCCCGCAGGATGCCACCGCTACCGTGCGCTTTGCCAGCATTACGTTTGGGGGCGGCAGTTTCTTACCGGGAAAGCTGGATGAGATTGCCATCTATAACGAGGCACTGTCGGAGGCGCAAGTCGCTGCACATTTCGCGACACTCAGCCTGATGGCGCGGAGGCGACGGTAATGCCGGATCTCTCGCGAACGGGCTGGATCATATCGGCTGACGGCATCTGGAACGGCTCCTTTGCAGCGGCGAATGCGATCGACGGCAACACGGCGACTTGCTGGCATTCGGGGAATGGTGGCGGTGCTCCTACGCCGTATCCGCACTATCTGATCGTGGATATGGGATCGGCCCAGACGTTCGATGCGATCCGGTTTGTGCCGCGAACCGACTCCCGCAATTCCGATCCGGCCCAGGTGGCGCTGTATGTTTCCGATGACGGCGTGACGTGGGGGAGTCCGATCGCCACGGCTACATGGGTGCAGGATGCGGCTGACAAGTTTCTGACCTTTGCGCCGGTCACCAAACGCTATTTCAAACTCCAGGGAAATACGGATGCCAGCATTTACGGCAACATGGCCTGCGGGGAAATTTACGCGTTGTCTGGGTCGGCGTCCGGTTACAGCCGCTGGCGCTTGAACGTGTTCAACATATCGGGCCATAGCGTGGTGTCCCTGGCGGATTGGAAGCTGTACGATGCAAGTTCCACGCTGATTCCTACAACGAGCGGTACGGCGTCAGCATCGGATTCAACATACGGTTCACAGAATAATGCGTTTGACGGGAACGCTGGCACGTTCTGGGCGTCCGCTTATGCGCCTTCGCCATCGGCTCCTCAATGGCTTCAGTATCAATTTGCCGCGCCAGTAGATGTCGCGTCTTTTTCTCTGACTTCTCGATCCAGCGGCGAGTACATGCAGTCGCCGGATTCGTTTGCGTTGCTTGGCAGTAATGACGGGGTAACGTGGACCACGGTCGGCTATTTCAGCGCCGGGTGGAGTGCAAATGGTCAGGTCAACACGTTTACGGTGAGTCCGCCGCGTGGCTTTGGGGATGCGTACCGCTTACTGATGACCTCGAATGACGGCGGTCCTGTATTCGCGGTGGCGGAATGGGGATTCAAGGATGCGGGCGGATCCACGATTCCGCTGGTCGGTGCGGCGGTGGCGTCCAGCGTCTTTAATGATTCCGCTTCCAACGGGCCATCAAACGCCTTCGATGGGGTGACTGGAAATCAGTGGGCCTCGTTTGACGCTACTAGCGGCCAATGGCTGGCGTATCGGTTTTCCGGTTCGCCGGGGATTGGTTCCTTCACGATCACGGCGCGGAGTTCGATCGCCAATCAAACACCGAAAGTTTTCAAGTTACAGAAATCCATCGATGGCGGTTCGGTGTGGACGGATGTTCAGTCCTACACAGCAGCGACATGGACGGCGGGCCAGACGCAAACGTTCACGGTTGGTCCTCCACCGGCTGCGTACACCTATTGGCGATTGCAGGTCAACAACATTGGCAGCAATGTTTGTGTGTTGAGTGACTGGAAGTTTTATGACGTTGCGGCCACGCAGATTCCGACAACGGGCGGGACGGCTTCGGCTTCCAACATTCTCGGCACCGGTTGGGAGGCGGCGAATGCGTTCGATAACAATGCGTCCACGGCGTGGGCGACGGGTTACCCGCCGACACCGGTTGCGCCCGCCTACATTCAGTATCAATTCGCCTCTGCGGTTGCTCCCGCCACTTTCACCTTGACGGCTCGCAGTTCGGAGCCGGAACAGATGCCGAATGCCTTCACACTGCTGGCGAGTAATGACGGAAGCACATGGACCACGATTGCCAATTACGGCGCGATGTGGGTCACAGCATCCGAAACGAAAACCTTCACGGTTGGGAGTTTCGGACTCGGGGATATCTACCGGATTGCGCTGAACTCGAATGGCGGCGGCGCGGTGTACCAAATGGCGGAAGTGAAATTTTACGATGCCGGGGCTTCCCTGATTCCATTCACTAATGGCGCGGCATCGGCGGCGAATGTGTTTACGAATCCTGGTGCGGGCAAGGGGCCATCGGCGGCGGTGGATGGTTCCGCTTCCACGGCGTGGATTTCGCATACTTCCGGTGCGCCGTTCTGGTGGCAGTTCCGCTTTAACGGATCGGTGACGGTCGGATCATTTTCGATTCAGGCACCGGCATCGAGCGCCGGTGACACGCCAGTGACGTTTGATCTCCAGAAGTCAACGAATGGCGGAAGTTCCTTCACGACGCTGCAAAGTTATACTTCCGCCGCATGGACGGCGGGAGAGATACGAACGTTCACCGTAGCGATCCCAGCGTCCATCGTGATCGCACCGTCCAGTGGAGAACAGGGTGAAACGATCTCGCTGGCGGTCACCGGGACCGGGACTCACTTCAGCGGGGCCACGACCGTTGCCGTGAGCGGCACCGGGGTCACAGTGGGCGCGGTGTCCGTTGCATCGGCGACATCGCTGACGGTGCCGCTGACCATCGCCGCAGGCGCTTCGGCGGATGCTCGCATCATAGCTGTCACGACCGGCGCAGAAGTGGCTACGGCGGCTTTCACAGTCGTGGCGGTAGATCCCTGTCCGAAGCGCGAGCGGGGAACGATCTCGCCCGAGCAAATCCAAGCGGCACTGCGCCAGGGTAACTCGCCCATCGTCCTGATGGCGAAGGGGGAGTTTGTTGCCGGAAACGTACTGACGACTGACGACTGCGGCAATGCCGTGGATTCGGGCGGGGTGGGCGGCGGCATCCCCATCGAGATCAACGGGGATGTGGTTGGCGAGGCTGGCGTTGCCGGTGGCGCATCGCCGGTCGTGGGCTTCGTCATCAACGATGGCTCAGCCGGAACCAACATTGGGCCGATGCTCGCGGCTGCCCGCGCCGGGGCGTTTCAGCGGTGCTTCGGAGTGGTGAAGGCAGCGGATGGGTCAACGGCCTTGACGTTCACGATCAAGCGGGCTGGCGTCTCGGTATTTGCTGCTCCTGGCAGTGTGAGCGCTGGCGCGGCTTCGGGAACTGTGTTCACGATTCCGTTGAGCGCAACGCCCTTGCCGGTGGCGCTCCATGACGTGTTCACGATGGACATTTCTTCGGGCGGATCGGCGTGGAAGTTTACCGCGCAACTGGAGTAAACGAAACGATGGGATACACAAATACTCAATACCTTCCGCATAACAACGCTTCGGACGCGAACTTTCGAACATGGGGTAATGCGATCTCTGCTGCTTTCACTGCTGCTGGCTGGACCAAGACGGCGGACACTGGCCAAGTCAACTGGTCAACAGTCACGGTTCCCGCTGCAAACGGCTTGGTGTACGAGATCTGGCAACCTTCTGATGCCCTGCAAACCGGAGCGACAAGATACTACGTGAAGGTGCAGTACGGTAATGCAATTGGCGGTACCAACCAGCCGATCTTTAAGTTCTCCCTTGGAACCGCCACAGATGGCGCTGGTACGTTGACTGGGCAGCTATCGGCAACAGACGACAACCAATTCGTGGGACTGTCTGGCGTCACAACAAACCTGTTTGAATGTAACTTTTCCGGGGAATCAAATCGCATCGGAATCATGATGTGGCGGAATACCACGGTGCTAGTAAATGGTGCTCCAGCGATGTACATCTTCTGCGTGGAGAGAACAAAGAATCTTGACGGCACCGACAGTACGGAGGGGGTGACTCTCTTTTTCATGCGTCCTCGCGATAGCTCAGGACGTACTCTCAGATTCCAGCACACGATTATCTTCGGGGCCGGGCCTCCTCTTCCGGCTACGAATAACTTCATCTCCTTGATGGATACGACTAACACTTCGTCGGTCTACAACTCCAAGGCTGCAATCAGTCCAATGTTTCCCGTCTACGGGCGTTTTGGGAATCCTCACACCGTATTGGCGACGTGTCGTGCTGTTGATGTTGCGGAGGCATCGCTGGTTACCGCGACACTGTACGGAGCATCCAGGACCTATCTTGCGACGAAGTTGGGGTTTGCTTCCGCTATTGCCCCTGAAGGTGGGGGAAATGGCGCTTTGTTGTTTCGGTTCGACTAGGAAGTTATGCCAATCAATGTAGGTGGTGGCGTAGGTTCGGCTTTCAACACAACGGCTGGCACCAGTGTGACTACTGGTTCGTTCTTCATTGGTGCGGGGGACGAGTTCATCGTCGGCATTGCACTAGCGAATACATCGGTGTCGGTTTCATCAGTAACGGATACGAATGGAGGCTCATACACACTGGTGAAGACAATTACGAATGGGTCTTCCGTCAGGGTCGAGCTTTGGTCACGCCGCACCATTTCTACGACCGTGAGTATTACCGTCACTGTGAACACCACCGGATCGACTCTGATGGCGGTTGTAACGCAGGCTTATAACACCACCAATACTTCCCTTCCCCAAAGTAATGCGAGCAACACTGGTTCTGATCTGTATCCCTCTGCATCGTTGACGTTGCAAGGCTTCGGTGATTGGGTGGTGGGTGTTCACGGATTCGTCAGTGCTCCTGGGGACACAGCAGTCTCTGCGAGTACGGCGGCTTTTCGCAGCAGCACGATTCCGTCTGTGGCCAGTGTCGGCGTTGCCATAACCGACAATTCTGGCGGTGCTGTGGCGGTTGTCGGAACGAAGGTCCGGTTGTCGGCCAGCACGAATTGGGCTACCGCGCTGGTGGCGCTCCGTATGGCGGGATCTGTTGGCGCGGTGGGATATCAGGCATATCAGGGGCCTTCCACTCATGTGTGGGTCCAGCAGCAGTCTATTCGGTTTTCGTATTTTCCGAAGTTCTGCGAGGCAGGTGGTGGCGGCACTGGCGGCGGCAATTCTGGATTTACCGCATGAAGACCAAATACAAAACTCGGAGAAACATCATGAGCACAAATCACACGATACCGGAGCCTTATGCTTCGCATTTGAAAGAACTGCGGGGCCAGATGAATCAACTGGAGGCGCAGCGTGATAAGTCGTTGGCACTGGTCTATCGGATCGAGCATGACTTGGCGTCGATGACGAAACATTTGCAGTCGTTGTTGATGCTGCAAAAGCAGGAGCACAAGCTACCGGATGAAACGCTGGATCTGACGGCGGATTTGCGACTCGTTTCCTCTCCGGAGCAGAAGGTTAACGGAATGGCGCACTGATGGCAGATTTCATCAATTACAACGACACTTCGCCAGCGGCACCGAGTGGCTACGTCAACGTCAAGTGGCAGAAGGACGCGGCAGCGAACGTGTCTGCGTATGTGCCGGTGAGCGGTGGTGGCGCGGTGGCTTCGGTATTCGGGCGCACAGGCGCGGTGGTGTCGGCGGCGGGAGATTACACCGCAGCGCAAGTGACGAACGCCGTCTCAGTGCTTGGGGCATATGCTGATCCCTCGTGGCTCACTTCGCTCGCGTGGGCGAAGCTGACAGGAGTTCCGGCGACGTTCACTCCATCGGCGCACGTTCATGCGGCGGCGGACATTACCAGCGGCGTGATGGCGGTGGCGCGTCTCGGCACAGGCACGCCAAGCGCGGCTAACTATTTGCGAGGGGATGGTTCCTGGCAAGCAGTTTCGACAGGGCAGGCGCAAACACCGTGGACACAAGATGTGGATGCGGACAACTTCAGTCTGGTGGATGCCAATAGCGTGCGGTTTAGGAATTCCAATGGAGAGCGCATCCGACTGTTTGATGTGGGTGGAGTCAATTTTGGATTTGGCATTGAATCGAGCTGCATGTATCAGCAAGTGGGCGCAAATTCGGTTCATCGCTGGTATGTCGGCACGGCTCCAGATGGTGGCGCGACAAAGAAGATGGAGCTTGGCCCTGATTATCTCTGGGCGAATGGCAAGGTTGTGGTGTCGGGCGGTTTCGGGTTAAAAGTCGATCTAAATAACGACGGGAATTGGGGCTTCGGCGTAGAGTCTGGAGCGGCCTACACGAAGATACCCGCTGGTTATCCCTGGCGCTGGTATAACGGTGCGCCAGATGGCGGCGCAAGCGCGGCGATGCAGTTGAATTCTTT